CTACCTACTGTAATACCATACTTAGTACCAGAAGTAGCGTCCAACACACCTTTAAGTCCTTCAGGGTCATTGTCCTTAGAACCTTGCATGTAAAGCTCGCCTGCAAATGCACCTGATCCAGTTAGACCGGCTAGGGTAGCAGATGAACCTACTAGAGAACAATCTTGAGTAGCAGGGTCATAAGCAAGTACTTCAAGATTTGTTGTTTCAGTGTCAACATTAACAAGATCACGTTCTTCAATGTTAGCTTCTTTAGTAGAAGATGCAAGACGAACTACGTAAGGGTCAGCTAGTGAACCAGCACCAGAAACCTGAGTAGCGTTGTCGCCGTCTGCTAGTTTACCAGTACCGTCATTGAAAAGGGCACGTGACATGTTTCTCATCCAAGACTCAACACCTTTTTGAACAACTTCTTTAGTCGCGCGAACAAAGGCACCTTCGTCTGACATAGCAGCTTTAATTGATTCTCTGTCAATTTCTACAACAGCATACATCTTCTTTGCAGTGATGATAGCTTCACTGTATTGAGCAGTGTTAGCAGTAGGAAGTGATCCAGAACCAACACCACCAGCAAATGATTGAGGGATTGAGTGTAGGATTTGTTTACCTGTAAAATTATAAGATTTTTTAACTCGTCCAAGTAGAACATTGGCAGAGTTATAAACGTTCTCAGAAAGCTTACCATATTTAATCTTAAATAGGGCTGACGCTTCCGAGAGGCTAAATGTTCTGTTTGCAGCCATTTAAATACTCCTTAAAGGTCATCGAAGGAAAAGAATTCCTCCAGTTTGTTACGGGCTAAGCGATCTGCGGCGCTTTCTTTTGCAGCTTCTTCTTTTTGTGCGGTTTTTGCTGCTTTTTGCGCTTTTTTAGCCGGTTGCTTTTTCTGAGTCCCTGCTAGGTCCGGGTATGCCTCGCTAAAAATCTCCTGTATGTCTTCACTAGTAAAATCAGGATTTTGAATTACTACTGTAGCCATATCATGTAAGATTTCTTCAGATAAAGATTCAGAGGATTCTCCTAGCACTGATTCAACCTTAGAGTAGGCTCGCGAAGCCTGTATATACTCTTGAATAGTGTCTAAAGATAAATCGTCTCCGTACTCTTTCTCCAGCTCGGAATAAGCCGCTATCAGTTCTTCATCGTTGACTTGGTGAGCTTCCTGAAAGTCTTTAATCTGGTTTTGCAGTTCTACTAGAGATTGCTGCTCTTCAGACCTCTGAGATTCAGACTCTTTTTGTCGTTTTAAAAATTCATTTTCTTCTTTTATTTCAAATGCTTGTTTTTGCTCATCGTTCATTTCAAGCATCTGTTTATAATCATTAATGATTTGATCCCTTAGATTCTTTCTAAATTCTAGAGGATTCTGTCCACTTAGAGAAGCCAGATATTCCATAGCCCCTATATGATCCCCTTCTTGAGATAGTTTAGCAAAATCAGATACATATTTTTCAACAAGCGAGCGGTCTTCGTTAAACTGTCTTTTTTCCTGACCTAACTCATTGAACTTTTTATCCCATGCAACTTTTCCAGAATAATTATTTCTTAAATCATTTAATGAAATTTCTTGCTCTTCACCATCAATTGTTACGGCTATTGCTGCGTCTTGAGGGATTTCATATCGCTCGTCCCCAAATTTGGCTTCGAGTTTTCGAATTTCTTCGACAATCTCTTCGACCGCCTTTTCGCCTGCGTCTTCCAGGTTTTCATCAACCGTTTTTTCTGAAACTTTGTCTTCAGCTTGACTCTCTTTTACAGCTTCTTTAACAACTTCCTTAGTTTCTTCTTTAGCTACTTTGGATGCCTCTTTCATTAGCTCCGTATCACTGCGCGAGTCAGTAGATTGGGCTAGGTCTTCAAAGCTGTGATAATTACCATCATCGTTTGTTGGCGTGGTAACGTCCACATTTGTTTCTTCACTCATTTATTTCTCCCTTATTCGCCTGCTTGGGGCTCTCCCGGTAATGGTGCTGGATCGCTAGCTGGAATTGCTCCCGTAACTTCCGTACCTTGATTAGTTTGTCCTTGGACTAGAGCTTGCTGCTGTTCCGCACTTTGTGGCACAAATCCCTCGCGATAGAACATTGGAAAATGGTCTAACTGAGCCAACTTTGCTTGAAACAATGGATTTTCTTGCGCCTTTTGCATCATAATAAACTCATGAATAGCGACGTGCTCTTTTAGAGCCTCACGCATTTCTGGAGGCACTTCTTCCTTAAAAGATCGGGCTTGCATAGCTTTAGCGTGTACGCGCCAGTGTACGATTTGGTCTTCAAATTCTTCAGGATCGGCGACTGGCTCTCCACTAAGTATATCTTCGTTCTCACTTTCAGCAGAACGTACACCCTCTGCAATGAGAGTGGTAACTTTATCGACAGAACCTAGGTCTAACAGTTCAACAATTTGTTCCGGCGAAAGAGCGTCAGGTTTGTATTGAATAACTTCTATGATTCGTTGCGTCTTTCCGGCTTTAAGGTCTGCTAGGGCGTTGCCGTTTTCAATCCTTACGTCATAAGATTTCTCTAAATTAGCAGAATCGAAATATTGAATTATATATCTATTATCTTTTCCTACGATGCGAAGCATTCTTCCGTCATCTGGTTCATAGTAATCCCCCGCTACTGCAAGCGTCTTTTTAGCTATAGAGCGTATAAACGTATTTGCTTTAGAAATTTCCGTACTAGCGCGTTCAGTCTCCTGCTCATTAAGAAATTGCAGGGCTACGGCTGCTGTTACACCGCTAGGAGGTTGTCCACGAGATACACCGTGAACCGCATAAATTTGTTCCATCTCTTCTTTTAGCTTATCGCGGAATGCGTAGGCTTCGGGCGGATTGGGCTGAGTCTGTAGTAGTTGAGGCGGGACCGGACCCTGGTACTGTACTATTGTATTATCGTTCCCTAACGACTCTATTTTACAAGCGCCTTTAGGCATAACCCATTTAGCGTGTCCTGTAAGATATAAATTTTTAGTCAACAATGTACTTAGATTATTGTGCATGTTTTGAATAGGTTTTACAACTTCATATTGAGATACGCCATGTAAAACTTCAGGAATATCTAGATCAGTAAGACGCTCACAAGGAAATTGTCCATGCGAGTAAGGTAGTTCGCCTTCTTCTAGCACCACATCTTTAGTAAAAACAATCTTTTTACCTTGAGGTACATATTTAGAAAATCTATGATAGAATTCAAATACAACTACGGCATCTTCCATACGAGAAGTTTCCAATGCAGCTATATCAAATTGAAATTGATTAGAATCAGCCTTAATCTGTTTTTCATGGGCAGGATATTGTTTCTTCAAATCATCTACGTGTTCAATTTTAATGCGAAACATGTAGTCGCAATCCTCAAAACGATCTTGCAATTGCAATAGGATTTTCCAAGGCACTTCTAAGGTGTAACATACGTCGCCAATTTTTAGATTGGAAGGTACTTGCATAGGCTCGTTATTTTCATCTTCAATAACATTTCCGGCGTCGGGGTGTTTATCCCCTTTGCTCTCATCCCATTCAATAAATAACCATGCTTCACCAAAAATTTTCTTGTGACGATGTACTCTTTGTAAGAGATGATCCATGTCATTCAGATACCAGAGATGATCCATTAACATTTTAGTGGCGCGAGCTGCCATTTTATCAGAGAATTCACTATTAGTAGGCAGTATTTGAATAGCCGGTTTAAGCCTAGTCATCTGAGCTACTTTGGTCTCAGTCATATCGTGTAAATGATTGACTACAAATCGCTCAGTTCTATTGGTAGGAATTCTTTCAGTTTGTCTATAAGTAGACCGGGAATGCGGTTGACGATATGTCATGCCTCTATAGGCTGCCAGATTAGCTTTAAGAAGATGGTGACGTCTAACGTTAAGTTTCATAAGGTCTTCACTTACCTCTTTTAGCCATTTATGCTTAGCTTTCTCATTTTTAGACTCTACAACATGCCAAGGCTTTGCCTTAACTTTCTGTGTGTCTTGATCTTCCATCAAGTTATCAAAC